ATTCAATATTAACTGCATTAAGCCAATCGTTCATACCTTCAGTGTTTCTATTAAATACTTCAAGTTTATAAAGAGTTGCCATAACCAAAAGATCTGGATGATTGATTGACCAGTAATTTTCATCAGTATCTAATAAAAGTTCAGCAGAAAGAAACAATCCTAAAAGATCTATTACTATAGATTCATCTGGAGGAGGAAGAATTATAATACCTCTATATGCCTGTGAATCATCTACAATTCGATTAAAGAAAATTCCTAATGAATCCATATCTAACGCATCTTGACTTCTCATATAATTAGGACAAAAATAAAGAGGAGTACCTCTATCAGTTGCTGATATTAATCCAGAGTAATCTTTAATAAGTTCAGCATAATCTTTTCTAATTAACTGACTTCTTCCACTAGTATTATTAATCCAGACTTCATGAATTTCTCTACATAATGGAATTTCTTCATACCAAATTCCTGCAGAAACTTTACTAAAAAATCTGGAAACTGCTGTAAAATTATCACTTTTTCTATCAAGAAATTTTGAAGCAGCATTAATAAAAAAATTCATTCCTTGGTCTAACCAATCAGTAGAATTTTCTACTAAATCATAACGACCTGATAGTTCTACACTTTTTTGCCTTAATTGCAACGAGATCCATAATTCACCTATGTTCAATTGGTGAACGAAGGGAGAAATAACTCTCCCTTCGTATTTAATATAAGTTAAAATTAATTGGTATTATCAGAACCAAAACCGTTAAGATATGCCATCTTAGCAGTGTGATGAAACTCAAGTCCCATTTCAGTCAACCACTCCTCATCAGTACCGTCAATTCTATTTCGCCCAGTATTCTGTTTATCCGAATCAGCAAAGAATGTAGTATCAGTAATCGTTCGAGTAACTAAATCTGCTGGATCGAGAATAAGCATTGAATTTCGATGAGTTACTTCATAACTGAAAAGAGGATGAATCTTCATATGAATAGTTCCAAAAGGAGTTACCCATGATTTAACTTTAATTCCATATGAAGTTGTATTATCACTAATATTATAGTTACCATACTCTTTAATCAGTTTATTGAGAGCTAAAACAGTTCCAGACCCAACTAAAGCCATTCGATCAGAAGACCCATATCGAAAAAGTTCTTCCAATTTAGCATCAAGCCATTCCTCACCACCTTCAAGCCACGTTAGACCGTTATAGTCAGAATCACTTTCAGTAAAATCTGCTACAAGTCCAGATCCATCATTAATTGCCTGAATTAAACCCATAGAAGATCTCTCAGGTTTACCGTTATCACCAGTAGTTTCAAGTCTCCTTCCCCAGATAATTGACTTCTCCTGTTCAATCGAGTGTAATTCTAAAGCTTCCCGTTTAGCCTCTTTATACTGATCTCCAGTTCGCAAACGAGTCTTTCGAGCAGTTCTAGTTATACTCAAAGAAGTTCTAAAAATTTGAGTATAATTATAATGCTTTGTAGGATCATAAGCAATCGCCTGAGGCATTGAACCACCTTCAGGATTGATATTACCTATAACTAAAACTCTATTACAATCAGCAATACCAGTAGTAGTAGGATCAGATTGTAAAAGTTTTACAGTTAAATAAGAATCATCTCCATTGGTAGTAACTGCAACAACTTTAGCATTAGTATTATCTGCATAATTTGCAGTGTTCATTAAAAGAACTTGATGCCCAGGACGAAACTGAGATACTACAGCAGCAGCGCATTTTACATAAAGAATATCACCTACAACTCCACCAGTTGTATAAGCAGTAGACAATACATCTGTATAAACATTGGCAACTGTGCCTGCCTGTGAAGCTAGTGATTTATCCCACCAGTAAAATTCAGGATCATCTGTAGATTCACTTTTCATCATAGAAAGCATTGCCGTCAATGGGGCATCTCCATTTGGATAGAGATATAAAATTTTCTCTCTCCAATTTTTTGGCCGTTGATCATCAGCCCAATCTCCATTTCCTTTCATTCCTAAAAAAGCCATAAATAAACCTCCATTAAATTAAATTAATTTTAATAGTTAAGATACAGTCGCACCTACATCAATTGGAATATAATGAAGTGTCCACTTAATAGAGCCAGTTGCGGAAGCAGCACAATCTAAATCGATTGTTCCTTCATTTACAACAAGACCATTTTTCATACCAACTGTGAGGCCGGCGTTAGTTCCTACCAAGGCATCAGCCGGATCTCCGGTTATGCCATAAAGACAACCAACCTCATCTGCTGAGATATCTAAAACAGCACACATATCGACTGATGTGCCAGTAGTTGGATTAGCCGTCAGTTTAGTATTATTGGCTAAAGTCTCAATAACCGTTGTAACCTCACCAACAATAGATGTTACTAAAACTCTACCTCCAGTAATAGTAAATAATGTTGAAGCAGCAGTTTGTGGAAGAGTAGCAGTTGCTAATTGAACAACATCACCAAGAATCATTTTCATACTAGAATCAGTATCAAAATGCTCTTCACTAAAGGTATCATCAGCAATTTTAGCATTAGTAATTCCATCAGCTGCAATTACAACACCATCTGTTCCAGTATCTGCAAGAATAGCATCAACTATAGTATCAATAGTATCAATAGCAGTATCTCTCGCTATACCTTCAGTAACTAACTGTTTAATATAAGCCATCATTAAATCTACATCGGTAACTGCCCCAGTTGCAGCTGCTGTATCTATTGCCCCCAGAACATCATCTGCAAGATCTAAATTAATAATAGCAGTAACCGCTTGCTTCATATACGCTACTAACGTATCTGTTTCAGTAACTGCTCCAACAGCAGCAGCATCTGATTTGTTCCCTATGACTTCCCTCAGCCATTTATTTCTTACATTATTAGCTTTGGGTACTCGGAACTTATCCAAAATTCTACTCATATAATCCTCCTATGTTCATCAATTGAACGTAGTTAGTTAAAATTTAAGCAACACCGTCAAAAATCATCAGCCATGCTTGACCAGTACAAAAAAGCAAAACATGATCATTGTCAGTATCAAGATCTCCATATGTAGCAAGATCGGCACCAGTTTCCTTTTCATAAAGACTTACATCTCCATGAGTCCCGCATAACGGAGCTTTAACAAAATAAAACTGTCCAACTGCCTCTGAAAGACTAGGCAAAGTTACTATCATTTTATCATCAGTATCATATCCAGATGTATCAACAAACAGAACATTATCACTAGGAAGCATCTGATAAGTTAAGTTATCTGCATCTAAAGATATCATTTTAGGCAGACTGCATAAATCTCTATTTCCCTCGCCATCAATTCTTGACTGTCTCATAAGTATTCCTCCTTTAAAGTTCATCAATTTCTCTCTGTAATTTAGATATTTTCGATTTAGTTACTTTTCGCTGTTTTATAGGAGCTTTTGATCTAACTTTCTTTGGATCAGTTTCAAGCTTCCTTTTAACCTTTTTAACTGGAACAGGAAGTTTTAAAAGTTTTCTTGTCCTTTTTGCTGCTTCATTAAATATCTTTGAAACATTCCAATCTGGATGTTCTACAGATGTCTGATTAGCTACATGTCCAACAGTTTGTCTTAAATCTTTTAAATCGTTATTCTCTTCGTAAAACCTATCTACAACTTTATTAATCATCTGCTGTTGTTTAATATGATGAAGAACAACTTGGGGAATATCCATTAGAGTTTTCTGACTTGCTTTCTCTATGACTCTTTTTTCAATCATACTCATTACTTTATTGAAAGTATTACGATCTGCTGCAATATCATCTATATCAAAATCTCCAGCATAGTCATAATCAGAATCATCTTCATTATCTTTCGGAGGATCTTCAACTGTTTCTTTCGATTTAGTTGAAATTCCCTTTTCAGCAATAAGACCAGTTAGTCGTTCAATCTCTAATCGAAGAGCTGTTTCCGTATTAACTTTTGTATCTTCCTCTTCTTGAGTCTCTGATTCTTCAATTTCAGTATCTTTAAGATCTTCTTCTCCTTCCAATTCGTCAGATTCTTCTTCACTATCAGATTCTTCTGTTTCTTCTTCTCCATCCTCTTCCACTTCTTCGTTGGACTCCTCCTCTTGTTCATGCTCATCAGTAACATCCTCAGAGACCGTTGATTCTTCTAATTCTTCTTCCTCAACTTCAACATTTTCCTCCTGAGACGGAGCATCCATGGCGTCTATTTCATCTTGTAAATTCTCAAAATTCTCAAAATTACTCATTGTTTTCCTCCTCTTGGTCTAAGTTTTGAATCATAATTTCTATTACATTAGCAGCTCTATGAAGAGTTTCAGCATTTCCAGCTAATCGATTAAAAGTCTTTTCTGTATTTTCTTGTTTGTGATCTTCAAGTTGAAAATGAATATCTTGTAACCAAACTGCGTATTCTTCCTGAATAGCTCTCCATATTTTATTACTTTTAAAATCCTCTAACATGCTTTTTGAAACTGTCATTAAGTAGTACCCCCTTGAAGTGGAATCAAATTACCTTCTTGTACTCCTTGAGAAACCTGTTGATCAGATTGAATTTTAACTTTTTTAAAACTATGAATATCTTTAGCTCCACTATTTTCTGCTATATGTGTAAAAATTCTTCCAATATCAAACTCCTGCATCAGTGCCTGATTATTAGAAATTAATTCAAATAACTTAATCCAAACAGAAGAAAAGTTTCCTCCTGGAATAGATCCATCTCTAACCTTTACATCATAGTTAATAACTAAATCCAAAGGAGATACTTTAATTTTCTCTGCACCTCCATATGTCTCAGTTAACTGTGATTGCCAATCTCCAGTAGTTTTAACCCAAAGATCTTCTGACATAAATTGCTGAGTATTAGAAGCAAATTGATTTCCTATATCTTGAAGAGCCTGAACACCGATAATTCTAGCAATTCGTTCCATTCTGGCCATTCCACCTTGCTGAGTCCCCTCAAATTCTTTTCCAGTTAATCGCTCAGGGCCACCCTGTCTAAGATTACCCATCATAAAGCCATCAGTACCACTAATTTTATCCATAGCACTTTGAATAATAGCTGAATCAGTCATATGAGCTCTAGTCACATCTGCAATTCGTAATTGCTCCCAAGAACCTGCAACTCCTTTTCCCCAAACTTGTTTACGAGTTCTTATAACTCCACCATTTTTATCTTTTCGCTTTAAATCATTAATATTTAACCAATAAGGGTCAACGATAATAGTATCATTAACTGCCTTTCTTACATTAGCTACATGAGCATTAATAAACCAATCTAAAGTATGCTGAAGTCCGTAAAGTATTTCCATTCTTGATACAGGTGCTTGAGAATAACCATCAAAGTCTGGAGCACATAATCCTATAGGAATTTGATTATGCGCATATTTTAAAGGTCTACAGTTAATAATTAAACAATCACTTGCAATTTGAATTTTCCATAGTTCTGGATATTCATTATTTCCAAGTTTCCATTCTTTTGGAATTAACTTAATATTAAAAGTCAAGACGTCAATAGGATTTAACTCAGCCTCATCTCTATTATTACCACTTAATCCTTTTTTATTTCGTGCAGTATCGTCATCACCGTAGATACTTGTTTTTCGATTTTTAAGATGTTTTAAATATCTAACGTTAAATAACTCATTACCATTTTGTTCTTCAGTAAGTAATCCAGGTAAATGATCATGACTTATCCAACCAAAGAATTCTCCCTGCTGAGCATTTCCAAGAGCTATATTAGGGTCAGGAAGTACTAAATAAGGATCGATATTGAAAAGTTTATTCCCCTCAAAAATTACTGCTTCTTCTAAATCTTTATCGATAAAAGACTCATTAAAAAAATTTAAAGTTTCCTTTTTAACTATTTTAAATCCTCTCTGAACTTCCCATGATGTCCCTACCGCACCAAAACCGTAACAGAGAGAGTCCCTGAAAAGTGTATGTAGATTAAGAATCATTTTCATCTTTTCAGCATGAATATCAATAACTTTCTCTAATAAAGTAGCTCCAACAATATCATCTGGAGACTGGCCTTCAAATCTAAAAATAGGACTTTGCATATAAGCTAACAACAAATATCCAAGCATTGTTTCAAGAATCGCATAACTATATGGAAATATAATTGAGACTGGCTTTCTATGATCATCATCTTGGACATCTTTTTCTTCATCAGTTAAGTCAATATATGCAGTCATTGTCTCATCAATTTTCCTCCATGCTGGAAATCTATTAGACATTTGAGAAGCAGAAATACGAGCTCTTTTAAGAATACTATTAATTAAATCAGAGTGAAGTTGGTCTCCAGGTGCTAATTTAAGTCCCTCAGGATACTCATAATCATACTTACCACTAAGTTTCTTTAAATCTCCAATGCTATTTACATTGCTATCTGTATTTCCATAAGCTACATGTGGCATAGTTGAATCCTTCTTCTAAATAAAATTAATAGATAATTTTAAGGTCGATAACTTACTCTTGATACTTCTTGCCATATATCTGAACCTCTATGTAATAATAATATACTATCATATTGATCATTAATAGTAAAAATAGACTGTAATTTTAAATAAGTTCCTGACGTCATTGAGATATTATAGGAAAGAGATGCTTTTCCTGTAAGACATATAAGAACACCTACAGCAAAAGTCCCTCCTGCTGACATTTCAATTTTAGTGAGAGTATCAGCTGCATCACCCTCTCCAGTAAGTGCAATATAATTATCGCCATCATTAAGAGTTAGAACTCCCGATACTAACGTTGCATTTATTAAAGAACTAAAACTATGACGATCCTGCCAACGAAGAACTTCATTATCATTACTAGGAGTACCCACTGCAACCATCGTACCTGTAGTAGCAACTCCTACGTATTCTTGTCCAGAAAGATCACCATCTTCATCTTCATATAAATCAGCATCATTATATAAGAAGGGGCCTACTGAACCTACCCATACTTTTTGTTCGGCCATCTATGTTCACCAATTGAACGTAGTGATTAAAATAGTTTAAATGCTTTTAATTTTTACTTTTTCTTTGTTCCTTGTCTTGATATTCCTCGATTACCAACTCCTCTACCACTTCCATCCCGTCTGCGAGTTCCGCCACAAGTTCCTCTTCCTCCACGTCCGGAATTACCACGATTATTTCTTGTTACCATAATTTAATCTCCTTTTAATTAAATAAGTTTCGCATTAACTAACCTTTTATGATAAGCGGTAAAACCGCCGATCCATACCCCTAGATATATGCTGTAACGAATAAACCATGATTTACTCCGGCTTTTCATGGCTTCAAGATAGATAGTATTTGCTATGTGTTCTGTTACTACAGGCTTACTGTCAATACGATAAAGATAATCATGTAAAACCCCTTCTCTGTGTGCTCGATTTCCATAGAAAAAATAAATAATTGGGATTCTGGGAACGCTGGAAAAATCTGTTTGGAAACCGGCAGGAATAATAATAATTTGGTTTATTGTTTTGCTGTAATATGCCAGTGGTTCCCTAAGTTTCCACACTACATCATTATCTATAAGCACGGCATCCAGTTCTGTTAGAAAAGATGCTTTTTTATCATGTTTCATATTATCGTAATCCCGTCCAAATGTTTATCGTGTGTTCCTACTGCAAAATGAAACCAAGGAACATTTTTTTCAATTTCAGTAATATACATAAAAGGTAGGTCAAATGGATATTGCAAACAATCCCATCTGATAACATCTGCTGTCGTTCTATCGGGCATCCAATCGAAAGCCTTGTAAAATTTGTGCTGAGACAGTTTTGCCCCTACCGGACAATCTATTGGCCGCCAACCTCTGTATTGACTAGCTTCTGGGTCATTCTTCCGCCAATGCCAATCATTTCCGAATCCTTTACCATATTTCATTCTAAGCTGGTCTACCGTCCAGATCAACTCAAAAGGAAACATTCTCCAAAGCTTTTCACCATATACAGGATACAATTCCTGATAAGTTTCTTTTGGGAGAAACTCAGAGAGCTCAAAATAATAAGGTTTGAATGGAGTCATTTTTCTATCCTCTGTCATATAAATCAAAGTAAATTTTACCCAACATCGCAATAATGCCGCCTATGACACCCCCTGCAAATGAGCTGACTTTGTCATATAATGGTCGATTCTCAATTTTTTTTATCTTTTTATCCTGGCTGTGCATAATATTTTTTATATCAATCATAGTCCCAAATAGGATATTTAATTTAATATTTGTATCCCCAATCGTTTCAAAATCTTCTTTGGATATTATCCCATTAGCCATGCACATTTTCCTTTTCAGTTAATCCGGGTTTCAGTTATAATTTTGATTAAATATTTAGTATCCAAAATTTCTAATAATTTAATCCTAGATTATTAAGCAGAAGAATATGTAATAGTGATAATAGCAACTCCAGATAATGATTGAACTGTTGTATAAGATGATGCAGTTTCCATGTTAGTAAGACCATCTGTGAAAGCCGCCCAAATATTCTTCATTACTGTATTAAGAACACCATCATCCTCAAACCATCTAAATTTAAATCTAAAAATTTCTTCATCTGATCCAGCGTTTTGAACAGTTAAATCTGCTAATATGGATAATTCGATGCTAGCAATAGTATAATTGACATCTATAGATGCATAAAAATCATCTATGTATCCATCAACTGTAGCATTTGCTAGTGCAATAGTAGTCTCATTAAATCCCACTTTCATAACTTCAGTTTTAGGCATTATTTTACTTCTCCATTTTTTAAGCTAAAATCAACTTTTTCTATTCTATTTTGAATCCATCGAGGCGGTTGATTTTTAATATAAGGTGTTATTGCAACATCTGATTTAGTCTTTTTCCTGAAAAACTTCCCGGTTGCTTCATCAAACCTAACTCCAGGTTTTAACTGTTTCTTTATTTTCCCGGTAGGTTGATTTTCATAAACCGGGACTTCTTTTTTCACCTTTTTCACCTCCCCTGCTTCAAGATCAAGTTCATAGCTTATTTCTGTCTTTTTACCCGTTTCAATCCGTTCTGTCTCCTCCACAGTTTCCATAGCATCTGACAATGGGATCTCTATTTCTTCTTCAAGAGCTTCTTTTAGAGCTTGTTGATCTTTATTTTTTTTAACTACTTTCTGATCAGCATCCCAATCTCTTTTAAGGATGTCAGCAGTGTAAATGAACTTTTTCCCCGACAATTCTTCAATCGCCTTCACTGCCCCATACATATCTACATTAATCTCTTTTCCGATATATTCGTTTTTAGAATAATACGACCAGGGGAACTCATATGAGGCGTCAGGAGTAAACAGACTGAAATTATGGGGAGAAAGAGTGGTTATATTTCCCGCTTCATCCCTGACCTTCAATTCACTGGAACTTGACACATCTTCCGTATACAACTGAACCGCATCAGCAGGGCTTGAAGTTGGAGCTGTCCCATTAGTAAGCATGAGAACTCTTACTCCTGAAGTACCTACAGCAGCGTTTCCAATTACTATATTACCAGTACTATCTATATTCATTCTTATAGCTGAAGCTGTATAAAACTTCATATTCCCTGCCTCTTGCATGTAAAACTGTAAATCCCCTGTTCCTCGATGAAACAATTGTGAAGAAGCATCTGCCCCAGTATTAGCTCTTATTAACCTGAGAGCGTAATCAGTATAAGTATCATCACCATGAAAATCTATAAAAGCATAACGATTACCTGAACTTTTACTATTAAGTTCAATATTAGATGAAGTATCAATTACTCCTCCACTAACAATTAAACTACTATCAACAATATCTCCATCTGCATTCCACACAGCTATATGATTAGATGTTCCTGATGTTCCTGTTATTAATGTACCGTCAGATCCAGATAAATCAGAAGAAGCAATTTGATCAACAGTTAAAGGTTCCAAAATAGGATCACCATCAACTGCCCAAGATGTTCCTATACCAAGAATAAGAAAAACTGCTAATGTTAATGTTAATAATCGTTTCATAGTTATTTATCCTTATTTAGACAATCTAACTTTAATCGTTCCAGAGGTATAATCTCCAGTTTTTACTCCCACTCGAAATTGAACACCTTCTTCATATTCCCAGATACGTTCAACTACATCAGATGTATATGTCTTAACATCTAACCAATCTGTTCCAAAATCATAGGCAATTTGAAGTGTAACTGTAGCAGTTCCAAATCCATAAATAGACAAATTTAAAGATCCAAAATCATTCTGACGTTTGATGCCAGTTGGAATATAACGACTAGAAGAGCTCCCATATGAAAACTTTGGAGATATAGCATCAGTAAATGTATTATCGGAAGTGATAGTTTTAGTAACCTTCTTTGACGCTCCATATGAGAGTGAAACACAAAAAACAGTTAAAAATAAAGCAACTAAAGTAATTGAAATTATTCTTTTCATTTAAATCCCCTTTGTTCAATGGTTGAACATAGTTATATTAATTGAGCAAAAGATTCAGTAGGCTCATCCATAAGTTCTCGATATTCAGATTCAGGAGAACCCTCGTCCATTTCATCACCTGCTGGATCAAACATCCAAGATAATTTATCTACCAACGGGATAAAATAAGCAAGACAGTCCATTAAATCCCAAAGTTTAGAACGAGGAAAACTAAGCAACTGCCCCTCTAACTTTGAACATGTTTCTATGTTATGATAAAGATAATGATTGCGATAGTAAGGAGCAACTTGAGCTATTCTATCTTCTTTCTTTCCACGTGCTTTTAACTTTTCAAACATTACAGTTACATTTCGAAACTGCATTTCATTTAGAATAGGTTGAACTATAAATTCTTCCAGTCCCGTTACTTCCACTCCCAGAACTCTAGCATTCCATTTTCTCACCATATCAAACATAGCAGAGAAAAGTTGATCGGGATATAACTTATCAGATAATGTATCTCTTATGAAAATTCTCTGAGATTCCTTATGCACACCTATACACATTATAGCAGAGTCAGCAGATTGCAATTTAACAGTTTTGGCCGGATCAACTATGATCATATTAAGAACTTCATAATCCCTAATACGATTAGAATGAATATCAGACAATTTAAATTCTTTGTTAAGTTTAGATCTACGTTCGACTTTTACTTCATTTGAAGATTTTGCAATTTCTAAATAACTTCCCATCTCCCGATAATAGCGAAAATTTTCAGAAGCAAAAACTGCATCTTCAGTTGAAATTGGAAGATTTCTCATCTCACGATAAAATACATCTAAAGTACCATTTTTTCTATGAGAAGCTACTTCAGCTTTTATCTCTTCAGTCGTCATAAACTCCGGAGCGTTTGAGTTATAATCATCATCACAGACGTCAAGACGAATACTTTCCCATTCATCTGAATCTAAAAGATCTTGAAGAAGTGAATCTTCGTGTTTCAAAGTATCAATATAAATAAACTGATAATCATTATCAAAACGAGAAGTAATTTTCATTACATCTGAATGAAAACGCTCTTTCATTTTAGCTCGAATCTCATCATTTTGAATCTCGTCTTTATCCTCAAAGTCGTCAATCACTATAAGATCTGGCCTATGCCCATGATAAAGAATTCCACGAATTTGCTGTTTCCATCCTCGTGGAAATATAAGAGTCCCTCCATTCGTAACCCAGCTTTTCTTTGAAAATCTATCGTCAACAACATCAGCTGATTTAGCATTAATAGGGCCAAAGAACTTTCTAACTGTATCATTTGCAATTAGTTCATGCTTTAAGTTTTCCGTTTGAAGAACTGCATTATCATGAGAGTTTGAAAGATAAACTATAAACTTTTTAGTTCTGAAAAGAATATGTTTACTGGCCACTCCAAAAAGCATTGTAGAAGTTTTCCCTAGTGCCCTAGGAGCAGCTATTGCTATTTTTTTTGCTCCACCATCTACAAGATCTATAATCTGCTTTTGAAGACTATTAACGGGAGTATAGAAAATTTCTGGAAAAAAGAATTGAGAATGAAATCCCGTTGATAGTGAACATTGAACTAAAATATCATCAAGTTCCTGTTTGGAGTATTCTGAAGGTGATATAAGTTCTGGAATTTCTATCAAAGGTCTATTACTCCTGATTCTTCTGCTATGTTAAGAGCTCTCTGTCTTGCATCTAACGCTTTAGCATTTATTCTTTCAATATCATCCCCAGATAAAATCGCCGCTACAGCGTTCACATTTACATTTCTAACTGGCGCATAACCGGCAATGGAGAGAAGTGCAAACGCATTTTTGCTCTTTAAATGATCTGAAACTCCCTCATTCTCAAGTTGATCTTTAATAACTTTAACACACTTCGGAGCAAGACTCTCAATTTCCTTTCTAACATCCATTGTGTGTTTGTCTCTTCCTCCCGCAATCATCATCATCTGCTCCTGAACAATTGGGGAGTTTTTCACATTATGGACTGTCTGCGTTGAGATATTTAAATCCTGAGCAATTTGTTTGGATTTCTGTCCTAATACTAATCTCCGTGCTATCTCATGATGCGTCTCATTCATCTTCACCACTGAGAAGCTTCTCCTGAACTTCGGCACTCCTCTTTTCCTATTAGGATCATAATATTTACTGGGGTCTACCCGTTGCTCTTTTTTCATTTTAATAAATCTCCTCCTCCTAATCATAACCATAAACCATCTTAGTCTCTCTGTCAACCATTTATTTTCCCTCTTACCATTTTCCTCTTACCCTTTCCCGTCATTTCCCTGTCCGCCATCTGCTTTCCATCTGCTCTCCCTCTGCTTTCGCCCGGGTCTTGCCTCCAGCCACAATGGCCCTCCATTTGTAGACATGTAAAAAGTGGCAAATTTTGAACGGCGGGTAGTTATTAAAATCAAAATCTAATTTACCCCCTTTGCTTTTTATATATACTAAAGGATGATAATTTATAATAGGGTCAGAAACCGTTCATTTGACATTTCCAGTGAATATGATATGATGGTTTTGAAAATTGAGTAACACCAAAACGGTTTATGGATAACCGGTGTCACGGTGTTACAGTTCTTTGACAATTAAATATCACCGTAATGGGTGATCGCAACCGGGTGAGACAACCGGGAGGGCGTGTGCGGTTTTAACCGTAATGAGTCGTAATAGTCATATTTAGCGGCACTGGAAAGGGTAAATATGACTAATTTGGAAAAATGGCGATTAAGAAAAGTAGGCATTGACCTATATGGCGACAAACAACTGATTTCAGTAGTACTTTTAGTACTTTGGAATTACCATAATGGAAATTGCCAGTGGGGAATCGATTTAACTGGCAATCTTTACGAAATAAATATACAAAAAGACCATGAATATAAATATCAAGCCGTCCCGTACATTCTTCAGGATATGGACAATAACCTGGATGATATACTGGCTTCTGGAATGAGGGCCTTTGATGAAATACGAAGGCGAATTAATAATATACTAAAACATGACGCTCCAGCGTTATTGGAGTGTTCTCAAGCCTGTCAAGTAGGCCTAATCGATTCTTAAAATAACAATCAGTGCCGTTAAATATGGCTATTATGGCTAAGATAGGTTATAGATTCTGGCATGGAATACCGGGAAAGAATGAGGTTGATTATGATTAAATATGATAATGCTAGGATTGAGAATGGTAAGGTTTATGGAATTACAGTAACGAATAGTTTTAATATAGCGTTACCGGGAGGTGAGAATCCTCAACTCACTCCAACTGTATCCTTTGATGGCATATCGTTAGATATGCTCATGGGGTTAGTGTGGGATGCCTTTAAGGTAAAAGCAAGACCTGCATTAAGGAAACTGAAAAAGGATGAATTAGTTAAAGCCTTTGACCGGAAAAGCATAGCATATTATGATATGCTAAATACCAATCAGGTCAAGGAAACTGTAACATTCGAGGGCTTGACTAAAAAACAAAAGTTGGAAAGGATTGCTTATTTGCAGTCCCTGGTAGATGAGGACGAGGAATAAATTTAAAATAAGGATAAAACTCCGGTATTCCATACTAGAGTCTATAATCTATAATCGGAGGATTAAAATGATATATGAGACTAAGTTTAATAAAGGTGATAAAGTTGTAGTTACTCATCGGCAGGAAAAGGTTTTTCCGCCCGGTATAGAAAAAATCAGGAGGTTTTATAAGTATCCGCCTGAATATACTAAACATAGTTTTAAGGCGGTTGTAACCCGAATTAGATTTACCGATCCGGATTATTTCAATCAAGGTGGATATGCATTCTATTATCACACGGAACCCAGCAGATGTCCTATTTGTGGGAGCAATCAAAATCTATGGCGTGAGGATTGTTTGAAACTTGACAAATAACTAAAAGTAACCGATTATAGACTCGCTAGAATCTATAACCAAGGGAGGTTATGAAACTATGTTCAATTGTTGAACATAGGGAGGAAGGGAAAAGGTTAAAAATGAAAAGGTTATCGCCAAAAGCTATTTCGTTTCCTTTTATGCCTTTACCTTTACCCTGACATCCTGCCCTTACTCCCATCTTGCCCTCCGCCCTCTTGCCTTTGTAACCCATGTAACCTTGTAACCCCGTAACCCGTATTTGTGTAACCCCGTGTCTGTCACCATGCCTCCGTCTAACCCATTGAAAATAAAGGGAATTTTCAATTTGTAACCCCGTGTGTGAATAACCCTGTATTCATTGTAACCCACCCCCCCCAATCCTTGAAAATTCAATTTTATCTATAGTTTTAAATATTTCTCTTTATATTTATACTTATATTTATTTCTCTTTATTGTCTCCAAATGTCGCCAACTTTTTCAGGGGGAGGTTTGTTTTACTATTTAAAAAAAAAAAAGAAAAAAGAGAGAATAAATAAAAGAGAAGATAAAGAGAGAGATATAAGAGAGGAGAAAGAGATAAAGAGAGAGAGAGAGAAATAGAAAGAGATAAATCTATATCTATGTATCTATATCTTTCTCTATAAATA